GGAAAAGCTGGTTGTGCTATGCCGCTGAGTCAACCACCCAACCACCAACTCACCCTCCAGCTTGCTATAATCGCGTTTGCAGTAGTGACCACCCTGTGGGCATTAACTCGCAACACCGACCAGTTTGTGGGTGATCGCGACCATTCCCTACCATTTGGTGGTTGGTACAAAGATAAGAACAAGCAGGTATTCTACAATAGCCCCGGGCGTGAGTCCGGCCTCAAACTGCCTGCAGCGATTCTGGCCGTAGCTATTCCTCTCTTCCTAACTTACAGAGCGAGACGCTGCCCTTGTCCTTGTGCTATCTGCACTAACAGGGGTTAAGTCTCCCATACTATTTGAAGAGATGACGACACCTCCACCTAATAATTCTAGTAGCACTATTTTCTCAGCGCCCACCTTTGAGCAGCTGGAACTTGTCAAGTATGAGTCAGAGACCAACTCCGTAGCCACTAGGCAGGAGCTGGAACAAATAGCCCTACTTTGGGGCGCCATGGGAATTAGCAATGACCGTGTGGCACACACGGCTTGGGACCTTGCTCGACACTGCGCCGACACACAAGCCGCCAAGTCCTCTGACTTGGTTGGGTTGTCACCCGGAACTGCTGTCCCCCGGAGCATGTTAGCAGCCGCCGTCAAACAAAAGACCACACTCAGGCGTTTCTGCTCCTACTTTGCCAAGGTGGTATGGAACCAAATGCTAATCACCAATACACCACCCGCCTCTTGGGCAGCTATGGGGTATCAGGATGACACTAAGTTCGCAGCGTTTGACTTTTTCGACGCTGTGCTATCGCCTGCCTCACTAAACCCCATTGGTGGCCTGGTTCGAGAGCCAACTGAGAAGGAAATCCAGGCTCACCAGGTTAACAAGTATGTCGCCATTACCAGGGCAAACCAAACTCGCGGCAACTTGCTGTCCACCATGGCTGAGGTCACGAGAGGTAAACACGGCTACCTCCCGACCATTACCATGGAGCCACCACCCTGACCATACTCCGCCTTATTACTAAATAAAACCGGCATTAGCCTTGGAGAAGGAAAACTCCACCAACGGGAAGTTGGTTGAAACCTCGCCCCACTTCGCGCAATCCCCAAACTTAACTCAAG